ATTAAGTAAAAGTTTGGGAACTGCTCTTGATATGGCTGGTAACAATATCACAGATGCCAATGAGATCAAAGGACAAACAAGTGCAAACTTGAAAGTTGAAAGTCAAGGTAGCAGTAACAAACTTCAACTGTTTTCAGGTGAAGATGTACAAATCAATGTGGGTGATGTTACAGCAGACAATGTTAACATCAGTGGTAAAACAAACATCACAGGTGATAGCAGTCAACCACACACACTAAAAGTTATCACAGACATGAATGATAGTGATTCAGAAGAGTTACACAATTCAATGACTCTTTTATTGGAAGGTTATGACAGCACAGGTAATGGTATCTTAAATGAAGTGCAAAATAGTATAACATTCCAAGTTGCAGATGAAACAACAACGCATACTGTTGGTAGATATAGTGCAGAGTTTGATACAAACGGTGTTGACAACAAAATGAAATTGATCAGTGTCAACAACGGTAGTGCAGGCAATGATGGTAATGCGTCAGGCAACATTGGTGCAGTATCACCTGGTGGTAATGGTCAGATTGATCTTACTTGTCAGGTGTTTAGATCAAATGTACCTGTACTGTTTCCACATTACACAACAACAGAACGTGGCACATTGCATATTGTACAAAACGGTATGGTAATTTACAATTCAACAACCAACAAGTTTCAAGGTTATGCAAACGGTGCGTGGGTAGACTTACACTAATGAAAAAGATTGAGTTTACATCAGAACAGAAAGACATGATAGTTAAACTTGCAGAGATACAATGTACTCAGCAAGAAATAGCCCATGTTATGGGTGTGAGTGTTGATGTAATCAAGAAAGCAGAAAACCTTGATCTAATTGCTAATGGTAAGAGCCAGGGTAAGGTAAAGTTGCGTAGGGCACAATACCGTAAAGCAGTAGATGAAGGAAATCCAACCATGTTAATTTGGCTTGGAAAGAACACACTTGGACAGTCAGAAAATAATTTAAATACTGATGATAACAATGTGTTACCATGGGAAACAAATTAATGAATCAGACAGAAAAAAATAGTGCAGACATACAAGAGATTAAACAAGACATAAAGATCATTCGTGACAATCATTTAACGCATATCGAGAAAGATATGAATCGAATGGACAAGACGATCAACAAGATGGATACAAGATTATTTTGGGTATTAGGACTCATGGTAGTATCAATTGTTGTGGGCTATATAGGAGATAAGATATAATGGCTATGAAAAAGAAAAAGAAACGTGGTGGCAAAAGAGGCGGAAAAAGAAAGTAACATTGACTGGACCGCGTACTTTGAAAGTATAGTTGGTGTATGTCCTTGGAGTAAGATGTACTGGAAGAAGCAGAAGATAGACATACAGGACTGGAGAGGTGAACACAACATACAACCTCTTGATGATTATGTTGCGAGAATGTGGATACACCGGAATGCAAGTGGTAGAACATTGTGTAACATACATCATAGATTGAATGAAAAGAGAACACACGAAGAATGGTTGTACTCGCATGGGCAATATGGTGGACATAGTACACCAGTACCAGTGTTGATACAACAAGATAGAAAAACATTAGAAAGAGCAAGAGATGCCGTACAAACCAAATAAACAAATGATGGCAGATGCCAAACGTGCTATAGAGTACAATGAGAATGCATCACCATCACAACGTTGGGGCACACAGGTTGGTAAAGTCAGAGCACAACAGATTGCACAAGGCAAAGCATTGTCGCCTGATGTTATAGTAAGAATGTACAGTTATCTTAAACGTGCTGAATCAAATTACCTGGCACAGAAAAATAGCGGAAAACTTGGTAAAGGTTATTATGCTTTTTTAGGTTGGGGTGGTCCTTCAGCAATAGCCTGGGCAGAAGATAAGATTCGTAAGATGCAACGGGCAGGAGAATTGAAATGAACAAATTAAAAACTGCGATCAAGAACACTTGGAATTTTTTAAAAGTAGAGATACCTGAATTATTAGGTAATTGGAGATTCATACCAAGACTATTGATGTTTATGTACTGTTATGCTTTTTATGCAGTAACAACATGGTTTATGAACATTGCAGACCCTACAACAGCACAAGCAGGTTTTGTTAGTGTTGTAGTTGGAGCAGGTGCCGGCTTTTTTGGCATCTATTGTGGTACTGGTGGTATCAAGAAAGACAAGAAAGAAATTAAATAATGCCACTGAGTCCTGCTCAGAAAGAAATATTTGAAAGAAAAACAAGGTTTGCCTGCGTAAGTGCAGGCAGACGTTTCGGCAAAAGTTTTTTAGCAATATGGGAGATTGCACGTGCGGCAAGATACCCAAACAGAAAGATCTTTTATATTGCACCAACATACAGAATGGTCAAACAGATTATATTTGATACATTGGTAGAAAAGTTGGGAGAAGTACGTTGGATCAAACAAGTAAACATAAGTGATCTAACAATAACACTTGTGAATGGCACTAAGATTTATTTGCGTAGTGCAGATAACCCAGATGCTATGAGAGGTGTTAGTATGGATTTTCTTGTATTGGACGAATGTGCAATGCTTGAATCAAGAATGTGGACGGAGGTTTGTAGGCCGGCCTTAGCAGATAAGTTAGGGGGTGCTTTACTTATTTCAACTCCAAGAGGTGGTAACTGGTTCAAAGATTTATGGACGCAGGCTCACGCCTTAGATGATTGGAGTTCCTACCAGTTCACAACAATTGAAGGTGGTAATGTAACACCAGAAGAAGTAGAGGCCGCAAAAGGTGAAATGGATGAGAGAACATTTCAACAAGAATTTGAGGCAAACTTTGTAAACTTCTCTGGTCTGGTATACTATAATTGGAACCCAGATTACATTAAGACCAAACAAGTAGAAACAAGAGTCATAAGAGTTGGACTTGATTTCAACGTAACGCCTCTGGTTGCTACAATATTTGATTACAGCAAAGATGGTTGTTTTCATTTTTATGATGAAATACTTATGGAACAATCAAACACTTATGAAATGGCAGAAGAGTTGACAAGAAGATACAAGAACAAAAGAATTATAGGGTTCCCTGATGCGAGTGGACAGGCTATGAAAACGTCATCTCGCAACAGTGACCATAATATACTTAGACAAGCAGGTATTGAACTTGCTGTTGATAGAACTAACCCAAGGGTTGATGATAGAATTGCAAGTGTAAATCTTGCAATGCAACAGGGTAAGTTCACAGTAGATAAGAAATGCAAGAACATCATTAGTTGTTTAAGCAAACAAGTATACAAAGAAAATACACGTGTACCGCAAAAAGGGGTTTACGATCATATTAATGATGCAGTTGGCTACGGTATATGGAAATTGGCACCAATAACAAGACCAAAAGTGGAACAACCTGTTTCACAACAACGTTTTGGGCATTATTAAAGTGTATAAATACAGGATAACCCCTTAAGGAGTAATAATATTATGATGGATTTAGAGAAATTACTGGGCACTCATCCACAATATGAAAAGCACTCACACGAGGCTGACTATCTATACAGAAGTTTTGTTGGTGGTGAAAAATATCGTGAAGGTAGATTTCTTACACGTTATATTGGTGAAGAGAATGCGCCTGGTGACCAATATGGTAAACGTATAGAATCAACACCTGTTGATAATCAAGTTGCAACAACAATTGATATCTATAGAAGTATGTTATTTAGAAACTTGCCACAGAGAACTTTGGGGTTATTGCATGAACACCCATTGGTACATGAATGGTTAAATGATACAGATCAAGAAGGGCAAAGTCTAAACAGTTTTATGAAAACTGTAAATGACAATGCTATGTGTATGGGTAATCAATGGATACTTATTGATAAGCCATCATACAAAGTAGAAACACAAGCACAAGAAATTGAATTAGGTATAAGAGCATATGCGGCCATGTACAGTCCAATGAATGTACTTGACTGGTACTATGAACGTAACATTGCTGGCAAAAAAGAATTGAAAATGATCAAAGTTATAGAAAGCAACAATGATCAAACTATGATTATAACTTGTTGGTACCCAGAGTTTACACACAAATACACAGTAAGCAAAGACAATTTTGGTAACGCAGATACTATTGTAAATTTTGAAGAGTATGAAAACCCATTGGGTTATGTACCATTTGTAAATCACAGACCATTACCAAGTCCGACTATGGGTATTGGTTATAGTTTGGTTGCAGATGTTGCTTCATGTCAAAAAGCAATTTACAATTTATACAGTGAATTAGAACAAACTATACGTATTAGTTCACACCCAACACTTGTTAAAACACCAAGCACAGATGCGACAGCAGGTGCAGGTGGTATTGTAACAATGCAAGAAGACTTGGACCCACAATTGAAACCATACTTGTTAGCACCTGGTAATTCAACAGTTAGTGGTATACTATCAAGCATACAAAATCTAAATGATAGTATCAAACGTATGACTCATACACAGGCAGTACA